GCGACGCCGTGATCGAGCTGCCTGACGGCAGCCGGTTCGACTTCGACTCCCTCGTTGCCTGACCGGAGACTGACCATGCCTTACGTCCTGACCCCCGACATGAAGAACCACGGCGGCGCCCGCCTGATCGTCAACGGCCGCAAGTGCAGCATGTCCAGCGTGCGCGCCTATGCCGAGTACAACAACCTCGTGTACGGCGACGACCGCGACGCGGATGCCGCAGTGGCCAAGGCGATTGCTCGCGGCCACGACCTGTACTGGATCAACCTCGAATCCTCGGTCATCTGCGCAGACCCAGGCTACTACGAGCGCGAGGAGGCCAAGTGGGCCGACGCGCCGCGCATCTCGGTCGGCGACGTCGTCGAGTTCGAGGGCAAGCTGTTCGAGATCAAGCCCACCTTCAACGGCAACTTCAAGCCTGTGGCCATCTAAGGGGACCCGCCATGAACAACCACCTGCACCCCCTCTTCCAGTCCATCCTGGCCCCGATGATGCCGCCCCCGTCCCCGGCCGCGGACCAGGAAGTGCTGTGGGACTTTGACTGGGAGCACAACGACGAGCAGTACCAGGTCGTCGTCTACGGCTACGCGCCGGGCATCCCGGCCGACCTGTCGGGCCCGCCCGAACAGTGCGACCCGGGCGATCCGTCCGAGATCGACTGGGCCATCCTCGACGAGCACGGCCGCGAGGTCCAGCTCAACCTGAGCTACGCCGACGAGTGCGCGATTGTCGAGCGGATCGACGAGCACTTCCGCGAGCAGGCCGAGGCCGAAGAGGCCCGGCGCCACGACTACGACGACGACTGCTGACCAGGAGCCTGACATGCGCGTTCGCATCATCATCGGCGCTGAGACGGCCTACGCCTCGATCCAGACCCTGAACGCCAACATGGACGTGCGCCTGGCGCCCGGGCGGTCGGCAGCGCAGTCTCTGCGCGAGACGGCGGAAGAGTGGCGCGCCCAGGCAGCCAAGCTGCAGCAGCGGGCCATGTATCTCAACGAGGCCGCGGCCCAGCTCGAAGAAGACGAGCAGGCCGGCCGCAAGTACGCATCGAGGTGAAAATGCACTACGACCTATTCCGCGCGATTGGCATTGCCGCCGCCGCCCACAATGGCAGGCGCGACAAGGGCGGCATGCCCTACATCCTGCACCCCATGACCGTGATGTACACGGTGGCCAGGCAGCTCCCCAACGACATCGACGCGCAGTGTGCGGCGGTGCTGCACGACGTTATCGAGGACACCTTCCACAGCCCCGCCACGCTGCGCGCTGCGGGCGTGTCGGAGCGTGCGGTGTGCCTTGTCGAGGCGCTGACGAAGCGCGAGGGAGAGGACTACGGCGCCTACCTGGACCGGGTCATCGCGGCGGGCGTCGAGGCCAAGATCATCAAGCTGGCCGACGTGCTGCACAACCTGCACCCCGACAGATTGGACCAGATCGACGAGGACAAGCGCGCAAGGCTTGAGGCCAAGTACCAGCGCGCGCTCCGGAGGCTCGCCGGAATACCCGAGTAATCACATTGCCTATTGACAGGCACTTCACGTCTGTGATGTAATTCTTCTGTCGGCGATGCTGACACCGACCCGGCGGCTCCGGGCGATCCCAGGAGGACGCAACATGCAGTACGGATCCCTTCGCGAAAAGATCGCGGCCGAGAAGGCCCAGCGCGTCGAGCGCTACGCTCAATTCGTCGCCATCGTCGACGAGGCCTTCGCCGCCGGCAGAGCGGCCGGCCGTGCCGCCAACCCGGCGCCGATGATCGTCAGCGAAGCCAACCCGATCAGCGGAGCCAAGCTCGACGGCGGCAAGTCCTACTACGTTTCCGAAGGCGCCTGCGGTTTCGCGTGGGTCAAGTTCTACGGCCTCGGCAACAGCTCCTTCGGCAAGTGGCTGCTCAAGCAGGGCGTCGCGAAGAAGTCCTACTCCGGCGGCCTGCAGATCTGGATCAGCGAGTTCAACCAGTCGCTCGCCCGGAAGGAGGCCTGCGCCCAGGCGATGGCCGACGTCTTCAAGAAGCACGGCTTCTCGGCCTACGCCGACAGCCGGATGGACTGAATACCCGAGTAATCACAATGGTGTTGACGAGCAGTTCACACCTGTGATGTAATCCTGATGTCGACGGTGCAGTCGACACCGGCCCGGCGGTTCCGGGACGCTCCCGAAAGGACGCAAGATGAAGCTGGAGATCCTGATCAAGAACGTGTACGGCAACAAGCTGTACTACCCGCACAACGACGCGGCCAAAGCGCTCGCCGTCATTGCCGGCAAGAAGACGTTCTCTGTTGCCGAAATCATGATTGCCCACGACGAGCTCGGCTTTGAGATCGAGTTCTTCGACAGCGTTTCGATCGCCAAGCCTTTCGCCTTTGCGGCCTGAACGGAGACCCAGCATGTTCCAGTACGTTTGCTTCTACCGCGGTAAGCAATGCGTTGTCGAAGCGCTGCGCAGCTACGACGCCCAGCTTGCTGCCGCCAAGATCTTCAAGGCCCGCAAGGCCTACGAGATCGCCGTCGTGCTCGCCGGCAAGGACGGCCAGCCGATCCCCGTCAACCCCGCCGCCATCTGAGGAGACCCGACATGCCCCGCGTGATTTTCAACAAGCTGCTCGGCGGGTGGTTCATCGTCCGCGGCCCGCACCAGACCCCGATCGGCGGCCGGTTCGAGTCCCGCGTTGCTGCCCTCGCCCATCTCAACCGCAATCGCTGAGGAGACCCCAATGAGCAAGATCCAAGTCGGCCGCATCGTAAAGTTCTTCGCCGGCTACGGCGGCACCGACGGCGTTGGCGCCATCGTCGCCGTGCACGGTAAGCCCAACCCCAAGCCCGCCGACGAGTCCTTCGGCCCCGCCATCCGCGTGGTCCGCGAAGACGACTGCCGGGTCGACGTGATCCTCTTCGACGGCCGTCGGCTCAACGCAATCGACCAGTGCTCCATCGACCGCCCCGGCATCGGCATCAAGCTGACCGACGAGGTGCTCGACAGCGTGGCGGCACTCGGCCCGGTGGCCGCCAAGTACGAGGCCGACCAGGCCATTGCCAAGGCCCGGGCCCGCGCCGCGTTCGAGGCCAGCGAGGCCGCCCGCGTGATCACCGACCCGCCGGTCTTCTTCTGGAACGGCATCAAGGATCAGCGCGGCGCCAAGCTGCAGGGCGCTCACTACAGCATGAGCAAGATGCGCGACCTGCCCGAGGGCACGATCACCATCTATGCCCGCGGCTACTGCGGCTTCAGCGGCAAGGTCAGCGATTGCTTCTCGGTGCAAAACGACACCGACACCCAGGTCGACTACTTTGACAAGGACCGCATCCGCGTCATCCCCGCGCACCCGCTGTACCCCGCGGTAAAGGCAGCGTTCGACGCGCAGCAGGCCCGGTATGCGAGCAAGTACGGCAGCGCGAAAACCGCTTGACGCACATCACAGAGCTGATACACTCTCATTCGAGACGCACGTTTTTCAACCACTCCGAAAGGACGACACAGTGAAGCAAGTCACCATCTCCGAGCTGATCGCCGCCCGAATCGCTGCAAAGCGCATCGAAGACGAGGCAATCGCCGAGCGGCGCGCCATCGACAAGGCGCTTGCCGACATGCTGCGCGATCCGAGCAAGCCGGAAGGCTCGGTGTCTCACCGCACCGAAGGGTGCAAGGTGACCGTCACCTACAAGGTCGACCGCAAGGTCGACGGCGACAAGCTGTCGAAGGCGTGGGCCACCCTCTCCGTCGGCGCCCAAGGCGCCTTCAAGTGGAAGCCCGAGGTCAGTGTCTCCGAGCTGCGCAAGCTGGAGCTCGCCGACGCCGCTGCCGCCGCGGTGTTCATCACCAGCAAGGAAGGCTCGCCGCAGATCACCATCGAGGCGGTCTGAGTATCACAATGATGAACATCAAAGCGTGCGCCAAGTGCGGCACAAGCCGCGCTTTGGCGGACTTTGGCAAAGACGCAAACCGCAAGGACGGCCTTCAGCCGTACTGCAAGGCATGCAACCGCGAATATCGCCTTGCAAACAAAGGCCGGATCTCGGCATATCGCGAGCAGAACCGGGAGTATTACAGGGCCAAAAATCAAGAGTGGAGAGCACTGAACCCTGATCGAGTCGCGCAAAGAAACGCGGCACAGTACTACGCCAATCGCGATGAAAGCATCCGCCGCGTGCGGGACTGGCAGCGAGCCAATCCAGACAAGCATTGTCAGATACAGGTCAGGCGATACGCATCAGTCAAGTCCTCCCAGCCGGCCTGGGCCGATCGCCTAGCAATAGCTGCCGTCTACAAGACGGCCGCGCAAATGCGCAGGTCTGGGCTTGATGTTCACGTCGATCACATTGTCCCGCTGCGCTCAAAAATCGTTTGCGGCCTCCACGTTCAGCACAACCTGCAGATCATTGATCGCAGGATCAACCTCATCAAAAACAACAGGCAATGGCCTGACATGCCTTAAGGAAAAACGCCATGGCAATCACACTGAAGTCCACCAAAGATGCCGCCCTTGACGGCATCAAGTGCCTCGTCCACGGCCCGGCCGGAGCTGGCAAGACGACCCTCTGCTCAACCACGGGGGAGCCGACGATCATCATCAGCGCGGAGGCCGGTCTGCTGTCTCTTCGCGACTTCGACATTCCAGTGATCGAGGTCAAGTCGCTAGAAGAGCTGTACGAAGCGTATGCGTTTGTCTCAGGCGAGCAGGGCGCGCAGTTCTCGTGGGTCTGCTTGGACTCCATAAGCGAGATTGCCGAGGTCGTCTTGAACTACGAGAAAAAGAACAACAAGGACCCTCGCGCGGCCTATGGGCTGCTGGCGGAAAAGATGACCGATCTGATTCGCGCCTTCCGAGACTTGCCTGGCAAGAACGTACTGTTCCTGTGCAAGCAAGAAAAAGTCAAGGACGAGCAGTCCGGCGCCATCTTGTACGGGCCTTCGATGCCCGGCAATCAGCTCAAGAACGGGCTCTCGTATTTCTTCGACGAGGTCCTGGCCCTGCGCGTGGAAAAAGACGCGGAAGGTCAACCGACCCGCTGGCTGCAGGCGCAGCGCGACTACAACTACGAATCCAAAGACCGCAGTGGGGCCCTTGAGATGTTCGAGCCGCCAAGCATTGCCGGCATCGCCGCGAAGATCCGCGGCGCAGTTACAGCCTAAGCAGCGTGGGCTCATCACGCCGCATCATCACATTGCCATTGCATTCCTGAAAGGACACCCATCATGGCGCAGTTTCAATTCAACACCGACAACGTCGACAAGCGCGAGAGCAATTACGAGCTCCTGCCCGCCGGCTGGTACACGGCCCAGGCCGTCGAGTCCGAGATCGTGCCGCTCAAGAGCGGCAACGGCCAGGCAATCAAGCTGACCTTCGAGGTGCTCTCGAATGGCTACCGCGGCCGCAAGCTGTGGGTGCGGCTGAACGTGCGGCACACGAACCCGGAGGCCGAGCGCATCGCTCAGCAGCAGCTGCGCGAGCTGTGCGAGGCCATCGGCCTTGCCCGGTTCAACGACACCGTCGAGCTGCACAACAAGCCCGTGCAGGTGAAGGTGAAGGTCCGCAAGGACGACACCGGCCAGTACGAGGACCAGAACGATGTCAGCGGGTTCAAGGCCGCCACCGGCGCGGCCCAGCCCGCCTTCGGCTCGGCGCCGCCCGCGCGCGCCGCGGCACCCGCCCCCGCCGCGAGCTCCGCCCCGGTCCCGCCGTGGCAGAAGCGCGCCGCCTGATTCCCCAACCCGGGGGCCTGGCCCCCATTTGCTTAGGAGACTCCGAAGTGAGCTTCACCATTGACAAGAACGTCCCGGTCCCCGCATCCACCGCGGGGCGCGGTCCCGTCTACCCGTTCACTGACATGCAGGTCGGCGACAGCTTCCTCGTCCCGGTGGCCGCCGGCGAGGCGGCGACGAAGCGCGCGGCCGGCCTGAGCCGTGCCGCGTCGATGAACGCCAAGAAGAACGCCGGCCGCAAGTACACGGTGCGCAAGGTCGAGGGCGGCGTGCGCGTGTGGAGGCTCGCATGAGCCAGCACATCTACAACGTCCGGATGGTCGAGGGCGGCGTGCAGCTCGTGCTGACGGCCCTCAACCAGCTCCCGCACGGCCAGGTGCGCGGCCTCATCGACGAGATCGCGACCCAGTACCAGGAGCAGAAGCCGCGCGCCGAGGCCACGCCTCCGGCACCCGCGCCGGCTGCGGTTCTCGACTTCGAGGGGGGCGAGGCATGAGCACGCGCATCTACGCAGTCGCCGGGCGCGACACCTTCCACCTCGTCGAGGCCAGCACGAAGGTGGCTGCCCTGCGCCACGTTGCCGAGAAGCACTTCACCGTCGCGGTGGCCAACCAGAAGACCCTGGTGGCTGCCATGAAGGATGGCGTGAAGATCGAGCAGGCGGGCGCCGAAGAGGAGCAGGAGCAGTCCTGATCCGTGTGGGCCCGCAAGGGCCTGCAGAGGTGAGGGGTGGTCGATCGCTAAGGGGCACCCGTATCTATCCGGGCAGGGAAACCGAAAGCGCCGTCCTCGAATACTCCACCCCTCACCCCTGCAACGACACGAGGAGAACCCTCCATGGCCGCCGTGCCCGAACCCATGCACACCACCGCCGCGCTGATCTATCAGGCCTACGAGTCGGACGCCGAAGACGGCCGCCGCCCGCACCTGGGGGCCAGTCTCATTGGCCACGCCTGCGAGCGGCACCTGTGGCTGACCTTCCGCTGGGCCCTGCGCTCGCAGCACCCCGGCCGGCTGCTGCGTCTGTTCGAGACCGGCAAGAACGAAGAGCCGCGCATGGTGGCCAACCTGCGCCGCATCGGCGTGCAGGTGCACGACACCGATCCGGCCGGCAAGCAGTGGACCGTGTCCGCTGTCGGCGGCCACTTCGGCGGCAGCATGGACGGCGTCCTGCTGGGCCTGCCCGAGGCGCCGAAGACCTGGCACGTCCTCGAGGGCAAGACTCACGCAGTCAAGAGCTTTGCCGACCTGCTGGTCAAGGGCGTGCGCGCCAGCAAGCCGCAGCACTGGGCTCAGATGCAGACCTACATGGGCCTGTCCGGGATGGATCGCGCGCTGTACTTTGCCGTCTGCAAGAACACCGACGAGATCTACACCGAGCGGGTCGAGTTTGACCCCGTCGAGTTCGCCAAGCTGCAGGCCCGGGCCGAGCGCGTGATCAACGCGGCCGAGCCACCGCTGCGTTGCTCGAACGACCCGAGCTGGTATGTCTGCAAGCAGTGCGACTTCCATCCGCTGTGCCACGGTGACGAGGCGCCCGACGTGAGCTGCCGCACCTGCGCACACAGCACGCCGGAGACCGCCGGCGAGGGCGGCCAGTGGACCTGCCGCGAGTTCGGTGAGGTCGGCTACCTGGCGCAGCTCGAATCGCACCAGTGCGGCGCACATCGGTACATCCCGATCCTGCTGGAGCGCATGGGCACGCAGCACGACGTCGTCGACGGCGACGTGGTCTACAAGACCGAGGCCGGCACCTTCCGCAACGGCAGCGGCCCGGGCGGCCTGAGCTCGCTGGAGATCAAGGCATGCAAGCAGAAGTTCATGCTGGCCGACGCATCGCGCGCCAAGGGCGAGCTGCATGCGCAGGGGTTCACGACTGCGAAGGTGGTGGCATGAAGCTGCGCGAGTACCAGGCCCGAGCCCTCGACGAGCTGTGGGGGTGGTTCGGCAAGCACGAGGGCGGCAACCCCATCGTCGAGGCGTGCGTCGGCGCAGGCAAGAGCCTGATGATCGCGGCCCTGGCGCAGCGCGCTGACGCAGAGTTCCCCGGCACCCGCGTGCTCGTGCTCGTGCACCAGAAGGAGCTGCTGGAGCAGAACGTCGACAAGCTGGTGAGGATCTGGCCGACCGCGAACGTGGGCCTGTACTCAGCCGCGGCCGGCAAGAAGCAGCTCGGCTACCAGCTCACCTACGCCACGATCGGCAGCATCTACCGGCGCGCACACGAGCTCGGCCGCATCGACATCGTGCTGGCCGACGAGTGCCACCTGATCAACCCGAAAGAGGCGGGCATGTGGCGGACGTTCCTGTCCGAGCTGGCCCGCTACAACCCGCATACCCGGGTGATCGGCTGGACCGGCACGCCCTTCCGCGGCAACGGCGTGTGGCTGACGGCCGGCGAGGACGCCCTCTTCACCAACATCGCCACCAGGGTGACGATGAAGGAGCTGCTCGGCCTGCAGTTCCTGTCGCCCCTCGTGCCGGCGCCGACCGTGGCCAGGGTCGACGCGCGCGACGTGCGCACCTCGGGCGACGACTACGTTGTCAGCGAGCTGGCCAAGGTCACCGACCGGGAAGACCTGGTCGAGGCCACCTGCCAGGAGATCGTGCAGCTCGCCCGCGACCGCAAGCGGTGGCTCT